ATGGATGCAGAGACATGGATGAACGCCAACCGTGCCATTGAGCTAGGCTTCGCGGACGACCTGCTCACGGACGAGAAAAGATTCGGGGATGCTCCCGCATACTCGTACTCCAGTAAGGCTGTAGCGAATACATTACTGAACAAGATTTCAGTGAAAGCAAATTCAGTAAAAACCGTGGAGCCCGCTCCCACAACGGAAACGGAAGAAGATCTCGTTCCCGAACCAGAACCCGTATCCGAACCTGATACCACCCCGCATGGCCGTTCCGTGAATGAACTCATGGAGCGGCTTAATCTTTTGAAAAACTGAAGGAGGATCATGAGATGACCATTCATGAACTGCGTGAGAAACGCGCTAAGGCGTGGGAGGCCGCGAAGTCTTTTCTCGATTCCCACCGTCCCGACAATGGCATTCTGTCCGCGGAGGACGATGCCACCTACACCCGCATGGAGCAGGAGATTACTGACCTTGGCAAGGAGATCTCCCGGCTCGAGCGCCAAGAGGCATTGGACGCTGAGCTGGCCCGTGCCGTCAACACGCCCATCACCAACAAGCCCATGCGTATGGATCCCCCGGAGAAACCCGGCCGCGCTTCGGATGAGTATCGCAGGAACTTCTGGAACGCCATGCGATCCAAAGCTCCCGCCCGCGAGGTGATCAACGCACTGCAGATCGGCACCGATTCCGAGGGAGGCTACCTCGTCCCCGACGAGTATGAGCGCACTCTGGTACAGGCGTTGGAGGAAGAGAACGTGTTCCGCCGCCTCGCCCATGTGATCCAGACCTCTACCGGCGACCGGAAGATTCCCTTGGTGGCTTCTAAGGGCACCGCGTCCTGGATCGATGAGGAAGGAGCTTACCTGGAGAGCGATGACTCCTTCGGCCAGATTTCTATCGGTGCTTACAAGCTGGGCACCATGATCAAGGTATCCGAAGAGCTGCTGAACGACTCCGTGTTCGATATCGAGTCGTACATTGCGAACGAGTTTACCCGTCGCATCGGTGCCCGTGAGGAGGAGTCCTTCATCAACGGCGATGGCACCGGCAAACCCATCGGCATTCTGAATGCGACCGGAGGCGCGGAGGTCGGTGTCACCACGACTTCCTCTACCACCCTGACCGCGGACAATCTCATCGATCTTTTCTACTCCTTGCGGGTGCCCTATCGCCGGAAGGCGGTGTGGCTCTTGAACGACTCCACCATCCAGATTATCCGCAAGCTGAAGGACGGCAACGGTCAGTACCTGTGGCAGCCTTCCCTGGTCGCCAACACTCCCGATACCATTCTGGGCCGTCCCATCGTCTCCTCGTCTTATATGCCCGCCGTCGATGCTGGCAATAAGACCGTGGCTTTCGGCGATTTCAGCTACTACTGGATTGCGGATCGTCAGGGCCGCTCCTTCAAACGTCTGGATGAGCTGTTCGCGGCTACCGGCCAGGTCGGTTTCCGCGGCTCTGAGCGTGTGGACGGCAAGCTGATCCTGCCCGAGGCCATTAAGGTCCTGCAGCAGAAAGCGTGACCGCCATGAGCTACAACGCCAAGAACTACACCGAACAGGGCGGCGACGTTACCCACATCGGCGGAAAGCTGATCATCGACGAAGGGAGCTCCGTAGAGGGGCTCCTTTCCTCATTGGGCAGTGGTTCTGTTATGGAGAACCAGGCCGCAAGCGAGGCAACTACTGTTGCCGCTCTGAAAGAGGATTTTAACAGTCTTCTGGCAAAGCTCAAAGCCGCAGGCCTTATGGCCGCGGATACCGATCAGACTGAAGAGTAACAGAAAGGAGGCCGCTGATGGCATTGATTTCTCTGGACGAAGCTAAAGAATATCTCCGGGTGGATTCCTCGGATGAAGACGCCGTTATCAGCAGCCTCCTTCTCTCAGCAGAACTGCTTTCGCGCGACATCGGCCGGCTGACGGATGAAACCTGGTCTGCTGTGAACGCGGATCCCGGGGGAGATGACAGCGCGGAGCTTATATCGCTTCGCGCTTCTCTCCGTATAGCGATCCTATATACGCTCGGATACCTATTTGAGCACCGGGAGGAAGCGGATCATCACGATCTTGTGATGACGCTTCGGAACCTGCTGTTCTCAGTACGGGAAGGCGGCATAATATGAACATCTCCGGACTCCGGGTACGGATCACCATACAGCGGAATGAGACCGTGGTAGACAAGTACGGGAACCACAAATCCGCATGGACCAACTTCTTCACCTGCTGGGCAACGGCTGTTACCAGCGGCATATCTGCGGGTGAAGAGGAATCGGCTTCCCATACCGTTGAGGCGGACCGGCTTGATTTCACCGTACGATACTCATCTGAAACTGCCGCCGTCAATTCCAAGCAGTATCGCATCCGCCTGGGTGACCGTATTTACAATATTCTGAGCATCGACGAGATGGGATTTCGCTTTCACAGCAGGAAGTTCCATACTGAGCTCGTGGAGAGGTAATGGTATGTCATCTGGGAAGAAGGTTTCTATTGACGGGCTGGCAGACGCCGTCATGGAGCAAATGGAAGAGTATAACAAACTCGCCACGGAGACAGTGAAAACTGCAGTGAAACGAGCGGGAGATACAGTGAAATCAGAAATCCGCTCCTCCGCGCCGGTACGATCCGGTCGCTACGCCAAGAGCTGGACTACGAAGAAAACGAAGGAATCCTCCACTGCTTTGGAGGTCACTGTGTACTCCCCGTCCCGATACATGCTGGCGCATCTGCTGGAGCACGGTCATGCTAAACGCGGCGGCGGACGTGTCCGGGCCATACCGCATATCGCTCCGGCGGAGGCACACGGTGAGGAGCAGCTGGAGCAGGAAATCATGAGGGGGCTGCGCGATGGATAAGCTGTTGGAGATCATGGCAGACATCAATATCCCGTCCGCCTACGATCATTTTGCGGAGGGTGAATCGCCGTCTCCCCCGTTCATCACATACCTACTCCCGGGGAGCGACAACTTCTCAGCGGACGGCCGGGTGTATTACAAGATAACTGAAGCGCATATCGAACTCTACACCGATGCCAAGGACCCGGAGGTGGAAGAGATGGTCGAGGCCGTGCTGGATAGGCACGGCGTTTTCTATGAAAAAACAGAAGTCTGGATCGAATCCGAGCTTCTGTATGAGGTCCTGTATTCTTTTGAACTGGAGGCATGACCCATGGGCAACAAAGTCAAATACAATCTAAAAAACGTCCACGCCGCCAAGCTGACCGAGACTGTGGTTGACGGCGAGACCACGTTCTCCTACGCTACCCCGCAGGCCATCCCCGGCGCGGTCAGCATCTCCCTGGACGCCGAGGGAGAGTCCAACCCGTTCTACGCGGATGGTATCGTGTACTTCCGATCCGTAACCAATAACGGTTATTCCGGGGATCTGGAGATCGCTCTCATCCCGGAGTGGTTCCGTACAGAAATCCTGCAGGAGACGCTGGACAGCAAAAACGTCCTTGTGGAACGCAGCAACAACATTGAGAGCGTGAAGTTCGCTCTGCTGTTCGAGTTTGACGGCGACGTCAACTGCATCCGGCATGTGCTGTATAATTGCACGACCTCCCGGCCGTCCATTGAATCGGAAACCAAAGAGGACAGTATCGAGCCCGGGACTGAGAAGCTGTCTATCACGGCGGACCCGCGCTCGGACGGTCTGGTGAAGGCCCGCACCGGCGACACCACGGATGCCGCCACCTATGCTGGATGGTATTCCGCTGTGTATCTCCCAACCGGCACTGCCGCCCAGGGCGCTGGCTAAGGAGGGTCCGAGAGATGATTGAACGTACGATCACGATTTCCGGCAAAGAGGTACCGTTCCGGTCGTCTGCTACGGTACCCCGCCTTTACAGAGCCAAATTCAAGCGGGACATCTTCAAAGATCTGTCGAAGCTGGAGAAATCCTATACTCGGCGCACAAAGGACGGCGATGAGCTGCAGATCGAGGATCTGGAGATCTTCGAAAACGTCGCCTATATCATGGCCTATCACGCGGATCCGTCCATTCCCGGCACCATTGACGAGTGGCTGGATCAGTTCGACATGTTCTCCATCTACCAGGTGCTTCCGGAGATCCTGGAGCTCTGGGGTGAGAACATGGCCACAGCCATCGACTCTAAAAAAAACCTTCCCGCACCGAGCGGGAAATGACCACGCCCCTGTTCCTCCTGCGCTGCGTCGAGGTTGGTATCTCCATCGCAGACCTGGATCTGCTGACGATCGGCCTTGTGATCGATATTTGGACGGAGAAAGGCAACGATGAGGTGAAGTATCGCCGAGTTGCTACGCAGGAGGATTTCAACAGGTTTTGA